AAGTCCTCAGAAAGTCTTTGACGAACAAACCAAAGCTCGTTTGGCATACCAATTAAACCCTTACCGTTTATGTACCTTTTTACCGTTCCGGCTCCAAAACGAAATGTGCATGAAAGGTTGTCGTTTATTTTATTTCCCACAATAAAATATATGCTTCCCTCTTTAGCGATTACTGTTTGGTATGAATTAGAAAAGTCGCGAATAAAGCCCGAATAATCTTTGCCCTTGTTTCCCTTGTTGTAGAAAAAAGAAACGCCAGCCCCAAAAATTATATCAGAACTTTTTTTAGCCGATTTAAACTCTACCAATACGCTTTTGTTAAGCGAATTGCTCACGGAAAAACTTGACTGGCCGTAAGAAAAAGCCGAGCAAAAAAATAAAAGTATGTATAAATGTTTTTTCATGTCATTGTTTTTAAAAATTACGAACAGCCCTGATAAGCCGAGCAGCATTTTTTTCGGACTGTGCTTTATAGGGGCCAGCGCCGCCAGCTCCTGAAAAAGCCATAATCCAAGCCCAAAATTGAGGCACCTCAGCTGACGTATAATAAACGTCGGAAACGCTGTCAAAGCCCCCAATTATAGATTTTACGTTGTATAATTTTATTAGCTCGTCATAAACAGGCAAATACCAATCAGTAAAACCTCCTCCATTGTGACCTCTCGCAACCGAGGCGGCCATTGGTCTTGTAGCGCAATTATTTAACAGTGCTGTTGTATTTGCCGAGCCGAAGCCAAAGGCGTCAACTGTTCCTCCTATTGTAGTCGGAGGTGGATAGCAACCATACGACGCTGAGCCAACGCTTTTCCCTATTGACGCAACAAGCCCGTGATATTCGCCGGGAATATAACCGGGGTCACCGGGCTGAAAAAGATAGGCAACTATTCCACCAAACTTTAATTCACCTACCACAACAGGCGTAACTGTTTTTTCCGGTATTGCGGTTGCTAAAATGTTTCCTGACTGCAAAAATGCCGCATTTACTTGTTGGTTAATTACCAAAGAGTCGTCCCAAACAAACTCTTGCTCGCTTAAAACTTGCTCGTCCAGTCCGTTTACTCCGTTGTCTTGCATTAGCTTGTACAAGTAGTCCAGCGTGCCATACGTTTGAAGGCACACGTCGTATATAGACTGTCCATTTACTGATTTATACGTTTGCATACGGTACGGCGTTGGGGTTTATTGTTAGCTCTCCGTTACTGTCAGTGCTTATTTGAGGGTTTGACACTTTGTACCCGTCGGAGGTTAGTTGAATTTGAATGGCTCTCTTTAACGTTTGCTCTTGGCCGGCGCTGTTGTTATAAGCAAAAACGCCAACTCCGTCAGCTGGGTTTTCTTTCCACCAGCCGGGGAAGGCATTTAGCGTGTCGGCAATATGCTGGTTGTCGCTTTCCGAAATAACAAAATCTCCATTCTTAATGGATATTTCATTGTTAGAAAGCGCAAAGTCTTGGTTCATTATCCGTGAATTATTTTGTCGTTTTCAATGTCAGCTCTTTGTGTTGGCGTTAAAGTTCCGGTTACAGTTGAAGGCGTTATTGCCGAGCTGCCGGGACCCGTTGTTACTCCAGTATGCACATGCGAATTATACGCTGTGATTAACTGGTTCACCTTGTTTTCTAAGTTGTTTAACTTTTGGGTAAGCTGGATAACTTTCACCAGCCCTCCAAAAGCTCCGTCATTCAATTTTATCTCACCGTCGCTTATTTGAACTTTTGTGTCAGCTATTTCAAAAAGCAACCCGTCAGCGTCAACTTGTATGCTGGCGTTATTCTCTCCAGCAACAAGCAAAACTTTTTCTATTCCACTAAATAAAGCAATAAAAGGTTTATTGAATGTGCTGTACGCTACAATGACGTTGCTATCAACAACCGGAATTAACAAAAAGCCGTCGTCAACGCTTGCCATTAACTGTACATTCTCAACAGTCATAGCTCCTTGACCGGTAACGCTTGTTACAGTGCAAGTTCTTTTTTCCTCATTAACGCTGTCAACAGTTGCCGCAAAAACGCTGACGTTATCTTTAAGCAAAGTGCCAGCCATTCTTTGAATTGACTCTATTATTTGCCGGTTTGTCATTGTATTGGGTTCCCTTTTGCGTCCAGCCTTGTTATTAAATAGTCCAGCTCTATTTCTTGCCTCAATCCGTTTACGCCTCCTGTGTATTGAACTGCTTTTACCTTGTACCTTCCGTTTCTTTCGGGAAGGATAGCGTCTAAAATATCAACGTTATCCCCGTGTCTAACATAGGGCATGCCAAACGTCAAAAACTTTCCTTTAAAGCCAGTATAATAGTATTTTCTCAGCTCGTTTTCCGCAAGTTTCGCCAGCTCGTCAGTTGACCTTGCTCCCAAAAAATGAAGGGTCCTTCGCTCTCCTCCAGTATTGGGAGGCAGCGGCGTTTCTTTTGAGCCGACAATAACCGTCGGCTTTTCGCCGGACCCACGGAAGGTTACCAATACCTCCAATCTCTTCTTTTTTGTTTTTGGCTGGCCGTCTTTTGTAGTTTGACCGGTGTCCTCTTCAATAATGTTTGAAGCAACGGCTGACAAAATTGTGTCGTCCCGGCGCTTATACTCCAGCGTGTCTGAAATGATATTTTGCTGAAACCGAAAAACCTTTTTACCTGAGTCAAGCGCGTCTTGCTCAATGTATTTAAAGGAGCCGCACCTCAGCTCGTTACCACGGAAGTAAGCCTCAAAGTGAAAGTCTTTTCTGAGCCTTGCCAGCACCTCGGCAATAGTTTCGTTTTTGCTTATAAAATCTCCTATACTTGTACTGGCTTGCTTATTTACTGTAAAAGGGAGGCCGGCGTTTTTAATCATTTCCTCCAGCATGGTTTCAACCGTGTACTTGCTCTCACTAAAAAACCCGTTATTGCCCCCGGAGGCTTGGTGTGTCTTTAAAATGTACATGTTATCCTGTATCTCCAGCACAAAGGGCTTTTTTGACGTCACCCCGGATATGTAGCCCTCAAAAATGGTTTGCATAGGGCTGACCTCATTGCCGCGCTGGTCATAATAAGCATAGCCCCACATTATCGTAACCTTGTCACCCAAAAGGAAAGTAGGTACCGTTTCGGAAAAGCCTCCAATGTTTACATTCGTTCCTCCTAAAGAGTACCGCTTGCCGCTTTTGTCAATCACAAAAACGTTTTTTGGAAGAGTAATCATGCCAGCGTCGGTGAGATTTTGCCAGCTGCTTTGAAAGTCAAATTCATGGCAAAAATTGTACACAATAGTTCCTTTGCGAGCCGGAAAGTCAGCCGTCGGGTGTTGAACAAAGGTTATTCTTGTAAGTACTCTATACATTAGAAAATTTGAAGCTCCAGCGGCTCGTCACTAATACAATTTAGGGTGAACTCTTGTTTACTTATACCTCCAGCCGTTTGCGGCATAGAGTAGTCCATGACCACAATGTTATAAATTTCAAAAGCATTTAAAAATCTGCTTACAACGGGAATGGGTCCCGGAGCGTCAGCTATTCTTTGCAGTGCCAGCGCCTCGGTTTGTGGGTATTGCCCGTTTTCGCCAACTATTATCCCGTTAATAGTTACGGCATAGTCGTCTTTTGAAATGTACTCCTTAACCGTTCCGTTTTTCCCTTGTATCTGCGTCTTATTTATAATAGAAGGCCGGGAAACAGTACACAAAACCGTTTGCAGCCTCAGCTCGTCGGTAGTAACTTGCCGGTTTTTATTGAAATCGGTATATGTGACTGACTGGAAAAGCAAGTCAATAATAACCGGGGTACCCAGTGGGGTTTTATCTCGGTTGTCGGTTTGGTCTATTTTCCCCTCAAACGGGTTATCCGGTACCGCCAACGGGCGCAAGTTTACAAGGTTAAACGTCCGTACCAATTGCGTCAGTGGCACGTTAGGAATAACAACTGTTTTTGTATTAGGTGTCAATGCCATTATTGTCCAGCGATTAATTGTGAGTCATTTGTGGCATTAATAAGCGCCTGAGCAACCAGCTCTCTAATTTTTGCCGTACCCTCAGTTATGTTCGTCGTGGATATTTTAAAGTCTTTAATAAGGCTGCCAATATTCACCGTCATAGTTATTGCCTTTTGTCCCTGAGCGCCTTTAGTTTCGGTCTTTGTTGGCACCAAAGCGTCAGCGTTTTTATTTGCCCCGGCTTTAGCGGCTGACTGTATTGTTTTGGGAGCTGCCACGGTCTTTTTGGCTTGGTCCGCTGCAAAGTCCTTCATTCCACTGTCGTAACCGTCTTTAAAGCCCTGAGCAAGTCTTTTACCGGCGTCAATATACGCGTTGGCTGTTCCTTTGAACCCCTCGGTTATCATTGCGGCGTCAAAAGTCATGACCCCCTTTATTACCTTCCAAACGTTTTCAAAAACGTCAACAACGAGAGCCGCCCACGCTTTAATTGTTCCCCAAACCCCCCACAATACAGCCCGGAAAACGCCGAACTTTTGATAGGCTAATACTATCCCAGCCGTTAACACTGCAATCCCGGTAATAATTAAGCCGAGAGGGTTGGCGTTCATTGCAACGTTTAAAGCCCACTGTGCTACCGTCATTAAGCCAGTTACGATAATTCCTTGACCCATAGACAACAAGTAAGCCTGATAGGCAACAGTGGCCACTCCGACCCCTATTGCCAGCGCCATGACTATATCCTTGTTTTGTACCAGCCAGTTCCAGCCAGCAGTCAATACAGCAATGAAACTAAAAAGCCCGGAAATTATTGAGTCAATAGCCGGCTTTAAGTCTGTAAACATTTGAGCCGACAACTTAAACACGTTGTCGCCAAGAGCTGATATTTTGATAGAGGTATTCTCAGCCATATTGACTAATCCATTTTCAAACATTCCCCCAGCCTCTCCGGCTTTTTTCAAAGCCATTGTTAACATGTCGTAGCTTATTTCCATGTCTTGTATCTTTTCAATTGGCTGTCCTGTGGCGTCGGCTAAAACCTTGTAAATGTTTATTCCAGCGTATGCAAATTGATTTATGTCTTTACCCATAGCCTTGCCAAGTGTTGCAACTCCTTGTAAATTAACAACCATTCGCTGCATTTCAACGTCGGTTCCTCCAGTTGCCGCAATAGCGTTGGCAAGATTAAGCACATCAGCCCTTGCTGTTTCAGCACTTATTCCAGCGCTTATTAAAGCCTTATTAGCAGCCAGCAACCCCTCAAAAGCAAAAGGCGTTTTTGCAGCGTCCTCCATTGTATTATTAATAACTTGCTGAGCCTCGGCTTTATCCTTTAAAAGAGTAGTAAGCCCCACTAAAGCGTCCTCAACCTGAGTGCCGGCTTGCACCATTTTTTGACCAAAAGCAACCACGGCAGCCGTACCAAAAGCAACTCCAACGGCACTGGCAAGATTATTAGCCGCGCTTTGAGCCTTTCCTAAAGTTCCTTCAAACTTGTTTACGGCGTCGTCGGCTTGCCTAATTTTACCAGTAAGTAAGTCCTTTAAGGTGAGTGTATATTGTACTTGTTCGTTCATTTATTGCCATTTTACTTGATTAGCAAGCCCCATGTAATACTTAACCCTTCCCCAGCATTTCCAAAAATCTTCGTCCGTTAACGTGTCCGGGTCAATATGCAAACAGCAGTGAATGAGCGCCGAAATACGGGTTTCATCACTGCTGTCCTCATTAACCGTAAAACGGTCTATCATTTTTTTTTATCTACTTGGTTGCCGGCAAACTGTATCATTTCAGATACAGCGTAAACGGCTCCCATGTAGTATAAGTCGTCCTCGGACCTTTCGGAGCTTATACGAGGGTCGCTATGCTCTTTCAGCAGTATGGCCTCCAACGCTTGACCGCATGCACTATAAAACCCGGTTGCGTACTTGTCCATTACCGCCAGCTTTACTGCTCTATTAGGCTCCTTAATAAAACCTACAACCGGCTCTTTGTCTTTTTCTACAAAGAAAACAAGTGGGTGAACTTTTATTTTCAGCTCCTCGGATAGCTGTACGGCTTTTTCACTGGCAGCCAATTTAGCCGCCTTTAGTTTTTCTTCCATGCTTTAGTTGTTTTGTTGTTTTAAAGAACGTGCTTTACCCCGGCAATAATTAAAGGTATCTTGATTAATATTTTTGAGTCACCTTGCTTTGCATTGAACGGGTCCTCCATAAACTCGCAAGCCTCTAAGTTATCCTGACGAAACGAAAGAGCCGAGTCACCAAAAAGCACCTGAATAGGGAAAGGCTTAATCAGCAACGGGTCTTTAGCCGGAGCTGCTGCAATAATTCTGCGCCACTCGTCCAAAAACAGCGTTACGTCTGCCTCATACTCCACGTTGCCATAACCACGGCTCACAGGCTCAGTGCCGGCACCATACTGGTTTTCCTTTGCTTGCTTGCGAGTATAATTAATCTCGGTAATTCCCACAACGGGAACGCCGAAAAGGTTAAATTTAATGCTGGACCAGCTGTAATTTACTCCATTGATAAGAGCAGTCATATCTTAAATTTTAAATTGTTACGTCATAACCGATATTAACCACAATGTTTCTGCCAGTAGCAATTTGCACCAGTGTAACATTGATAGTCAAAATACCGGTTGAAAGAACATTTTGCTGGGTGTTTACGGTGACGTTATATCCACTCAGCTCGGCATTTCTTACCATTTCATCTAAAGCAGTCCCAGCCAGTCCTTCAAAATAAGCAGCTGCCTCGTCGCTTAAAGTTCCGTCACTCTTTAAAGTGATAGGGCTGTTAAGAGCCGGCAGTACGCTGGCATAAATGCCACGGGTAGCTTTTTGAATTGTCCGGTTGTCACTGATATAGGCATAGTCGCTGGAAAGCGCAATGCTGGTGCTGTTTTCGTTAAAATAAGAGCCGGAAACTCCAACAAATTTTCTCAGGAAAATATACCGACGGTCGTCAATTGTATTGAGAAGGCTGTCGGTAATACTGGAATTTGAGTACAAAACTCCGTTTGCGAAAGCCAGCACGTCACACTCCGTTCCGTTACTGATATTAAACTGAGCAACCCACGCAATAGAGTGAGAAACTTTTGCTTTCGCAACAGCTCCCAATGTGGCTCCCAGCACAGTAACTGACCTTCCACTCATTAAATAGAGCCTTGCTCCTTTTGCTGCTCCGTCTTGCCCGATAATTGCCGAGCAATAGTGTGCTGTCAAAGTTGATAAATCTGCAATGGTTGAAATGTCTGAAACGGCTGCAATATCTCCAGCGTAAAGAGCAATAATCTCTTTGCGAGCCGCAACGTTAGCAGCGCAAACATTGTGAATGGCGGTAATATCCGCACTTGCAAAAGCGGCGCTGTCTTTAAATACTCCTATTTGTCTGATTTTACCAGCTGCAAAATTCTGCATGGTAGTAATCTCAGTAAAGGTGTAAGTGCCGGGTACAGCATAAACGCCAACAAACAAGTTCCCTTGCGGCTGCAAGCGGAAATATTCGCTGATGTGGTAATGCCATATAGAAAAACGAGAGGAAACGCCACCGGTAAACTGAACAATGGTACCAGCCAGCGTCGCTCCTGAGCTGTATGTGGCAGTAAGAGGCGAGCCAGTATTTAAGAAAATACCCATACCAGCCTTTGCTGTAATCGTAACAACAGCAGCAGCGCCAACAGCTGTATATCCGTGAGTGTTAGTCCCGGCATTAATAGCAGCGACAATAGCAGTAGCAACGAGGGTAGTGGTACTTTCGGCAGCCGTCTTAGTGTAAGCTCCAAGACTTACAACAGCTCCCAGCATTTCGTTTACTCTTAATTCCACCCTGTCACCGTTGGCTCCGAGAGCTGTAACGGTAAACGTAGCTGTTGCTCTCGTTTCGTCGCTGAAATTGCCTGTGATACCAGCGGCCTCGGCGTCAGCAAGGCTGAAAAACTGCCTCACCCTGTTGTTAACGCTAAAGCCGGAGGGCAACGTGGCGCTGAAAAACAGCAAGCCTGAAATATAATCTTCACCGGGCAAGGCGCGGCCCAAGCCTCCTTGTCCAAGATTGAATGTGATGTTATTGAGTGACATTTCGTGTTTTTTATCCGTTCAAAATCTCTTCCCGGCTTACTGGACTGAAACCGGGTTTTTGTGCAAAGTGCCAGTTTCCCTCCTCGTCCATGTACACACAATCAATGTGGGGGTACTTTTTTAGAGTAGCCACCAGCTCCTTATTGTATTTCGGAGCTGAGGGCTTTTCTATATTTTCAGTTACACTTTGATTTTTTTTTGGCCTTCCCATTGCAGTTGTTTTTAAAGATGATTATAATACGACGCGGCTTTGTTCTACCCAGCGCACCCCGTTAAAGACAAATACGATAGTCGCAACAGCTCCCGTTGATAAAGTTGCAAACCCAGCACTGACAAAATTTGGCGGCGCAAATTTTAATCGGCGTCCGTTTGTGCCTACAACTTGAATAATAATTTTATCCCCGTAATAGCTATTCGTTACAATAGGCGAGCGCAATGTAAGAGTATCGTTATTCAAGTTAACGCGATAGTACGTTTCAAAAGCATTAGGATTGATAACAACTGAGTCCACCCCTACCGCGTCGGTAATAGTTGGCGCCAGTTTATACGTCAATGCCCGTCCGGTGTTGTCCTCGTTCTTTTTTGTTCCGAAACGTGGTACAAGTCCCTGAGCTGTTGCCCCATAGGCAAAAGCCATTAATACTAACAAAGAAAATAGTTTTTTCATTTTACTTTTTTTTAAGGAAAGCCCCACTGCTGGAGCTTTCCGATTAATTATTAAGAGTTGAAATATCCGGGGGTCAGCGTGGTGTAAAGGAAAATCTGATTAGAAAACCCGTACTGCACGTCAAACTTCATTAAGCCTTTCAAGAAGAACAGCTCACTGTTATTCTGCAAGCGCATTAACTGGAGGTTGTTGTCCTCGGTTGAGTTCATACCTACATAGAGGTTAGAACTTGTATCGGGCAAGCCCTCACAAAACAGGATAGTGTCGTCAGGGAAACCGGCAATAGGCACTACTTCATAACCCTTCCACGGCTTAATTCCACGGTCCATAGTGTTCAAACCTTTGAAAGTGGTACCAGTAACCAAAGCCGCTTGATAGAATTGCTCGGACTCAATAGACATAAAGAACTTCATGCGGTCGTAACGATTAGCCCGGCTAATCAAAGCCTTTCTATTGGTTGCAACTAAGCTAATAAGAGCGTCCATTTGAGTTAAGATATTTGCAGCACTTAACGCAACGGGGCTACCTACTTGTACCACGCTGGCGTCATTGACAAACTTTTTCATAAAGCCGTCCATAAACATCAGCTGGCCGTTTCCGGGGTCGCCGGGGGTTGCGTTATAGGTTGTTGAACCCATCCAAATTTCAGTTTCAATCTGCTCAAAAGTCCGGTTAAGGGCAATTTGCATCATGTAATTTTCCGCTGTCAAAGGCAGTTCACGCGCTAACAATGTGGGTGAAAGCTGCTCCGCTAACCAATGCTCTTCAAAGTCGCGAGGGTTAAATTCGGTATAAAACATGTGGTCCTGAGGCTCCAATACTCTTCCGTCAATTGTAAAATTGCCGTTAGTTGCGTTGCTTACCGGGGTAGCCGCGCGAGGCTGGAGAGGGTTTGTGAGGTCAATACGACCGATAGTGTGCTTCTTTTTGATACCGTCTTTTACATACACGGCACCTTTTTGAATGGTGTCCATTCCGAAAGTCGCCGGCAGCCAAAAGTAGCTCGCAAAAGTACCGGAATACGACGTGTCATTGATTAAGAGTGACATTTTGCTTGATTTTTATAGGGTTAATTATTGTTTTTTGGTTTTGTTCATGACTTTTGCCATTAAGGAAGCAGCGCTGGTAGCAACTTCTCCTTTTTGTGGCTCAACGGCAATGTGAACAGCAGCCTTATTCAAAGGCAAGCTCTCCAGCATAGTCTTTACGCCAGTCATATCGTCCTTCGCTTTCGCAATCCATGACTGGAGGGTAACGTCGTCGTTTTTGATACGACCCTGAGAGGCATATCCCTTAATCATGTTTGTTGCCTCAGCAACGCGAGCAGCCTCAGCAGCAGCGTCTTTTTCCGCTTGCAGCTGTGTGAGTTGCTCCTGTGCGGCGTTTAATGCTTGGGCGGCTTGCTCAGCGGCTTGCGTTTGTGCGGCTATTTCCGCGCGAAGAGCCTCTATTTGACTCTCTCTTTCGGTGAGCTGATTTTGAATTGCCTCAATAGCAGCAACAGCGCTTGCCTCAGCAGCGTCAATGTTCAGCCCCAGCTTGTTCATTACAAGTTTCATCTTTGACGGGGTTTGATTATTAAAATATTTATTCAAAACTGCATTTGCCGCGTCCCAAATAACACTCAGGTCATTTGTTGCACGGCTTACTCTCGGAGCATTAAGCCCAGCAGTGTTTTCAATTTCGTCACATAAATTCATGGTCCGCGCCTCTTCTGCATTGATAAAAGAGGTTCTGTCCATCATCATTGCCACAGCTTGCTCGTCCATTCCTGACTTTTGGCAAACAATTTTATTCAAGCTGTTTTTCATAGACTCCAAAACGCCGTCGTCTGAGCCGTCACCGGTCGCGATATACGGGTTATGGTACATCAAAATTCCATAGTCAGCCATTACGCGCTTTCTGCCACACTGGAAAATAACTCCAGCCATAGAGGCCGCAATCCCAGCGCAATATGTGTCCACCTTGGTTTTGCTTTTCAAAATTGCATTGCAAATGTTATACCCGTCCACTACACTGCCGCCGGTAGAATTTATCCAAACTTGTATGCGCTTTTTACCCATGCCGTCAAGCGCCATAAGCTCGGAGGCAAACTTGCTGCCGTCAATTCCGTAACCGTTTTTATCGTCCCAGCCGCCAATGTGTTTGTCCAACATCATTATTGGTTCGTCTGAGTCTATATTGATAACGTAGTTCATGTATGGGTTTTCCATATTGAATGTAAATTATAATTCCAAAGACATGCCAGCCCTTTTATACACTACAATTTTAAAACCTATGTTTTGACTGCCGCAAAATGCGCTCCTGTTCGGGTTTTGGCATGCGGTCAAAAAACTCCTTAATTGCCTGAGTGACAACCTCAGACTTTCTCATTTCATTTAGCGAGGCATAGGCCACCGTTAAATTGTGGTACTTAGGAGGGGGGTATGAATGTACTCTCCTTTTCAATGCCTCCTTAGT